TGGTCAGTGCTGGCACTGACGACACAGCACGGGCGCGGTCATATCTTGAAGCGCTGCAGCCCAACCGCGCTGATGACTATGACCAGTGGCTGGAAGTCGGCATGGCGCTGCACAGCGTTGATGATGCCTTGCTGGCTGACTGGATCAACTGGTCAGCGCAGTCATCTAAGTTCAAGCCCGGTGATTGCGAACACAAGTGGCGCGGATTTAAGTCCGGCGGTGGCATTACCCTTGGCACGCTTGGCCAGCTAGCCAAGCAAGATGGCTGGCGCGGCCGGCAGCAGCCGGAGTCAATGCGCCGCGAACGTCCTGCAAGCAAGCAGCCGCCGTCAGCAGTAAACCCGCAACTGCAGCCGATGAATGCTGCAGAGCTGCTCAACCTGCTGCGCCATGGCGACAGCGCATACCGCTACAACACGTTTACCCAGCGCATTGAGGTGGACGGTGCACCAATCGAAGGTGCCGAACGGTTTTACCTCACCTTGGCCGAGATGGGTTACAAGGTCTCCAAAGAGGTGGCTCTGGACTGCATTGTCCAAGTGGCCAATGAGTCGCCTTATGACCCAGTTGTCGAGTACCTCGACCGTGTTGCTGCCACCGTGGCTCCTGCATACATCGAGGCCCTGTCCACCGCATACCTGCGGCCAAACGACACGCCCGGCACAATCTATGACGAGATGCTTAAGCGCACCCTGATCGGTGCTGTCGCTCGCGCGTACCACCCTGGCTGCAAGCATGACACCGCCTGCGTCATCATGGGCGATCAGGGCGCTTATAAGTCATCGTTTTGGGCATGCCTTGGCCATGACTTTTTTAGCGATGCCTTGGGTGACATCAGCGGCAAAGACGATCTGATGGTGTTGCATAGGTCATGGATTATGGAGTGGGCAGAACTTGACCATGTGACTAATCGCAAGCACGCAGGGCAGGTCAAGGCGTTCTTATCTCAGGCGGTTGATATGTTCCGTGTGCCGTATGGCAAGGCCACTGAGGCATTCCCAAGGCGCGGCATTATTGTCGGCACTACTAACCGAACGACCGGCTTTTTGGTGGATGAAACTGGCAACCGGCGGTTCTGGGTCATACCCACAACCAAGACACAGGCTGACCAAATTGACACCGCCGCGCTATTACTGGAACGCGATGCAATATGGTCCGCCGCTGTTGCTGCATACCGCGCAGGTGAAACCAGCAGGTTGCCTGCACATTATGAAATTAAGCTTGCAGATGAAAATGATTCATATGTCATTGATAACCCTTGGCAAGCGGAAATTGAGGCATGGTTGCGTAAACATGGCGACATTGATTTGACGACAGAAAAAATACTTACTGAAGCAATTAAGAAGCCTGTAGAACGGCAGACCAGGGCTGACCAGATGCAGGTTGCAGACGTGCTCAAGCGGCTTGGGTTCAAGCGGTACCGCAGCGGAGCAGGGTCAAGTAGGGCATACGTCTACCGGAGGTAGACCCTACCTCAGGTGGGGTCACACCCTACCTCGGTTTGCGTGAAACCCCAATGGTGGTGCGGGTTTTGGGCGTTTTGCCCTACCTGCCCTACACCCTACCTCGGGTTGAAACTTTCCCTACGTTCCCTTTCCCTCCCTTCTCTTTCTTTATTTGTTTATATAGGTAGGGTAGGTAGGGTAGGTAGGGAGAACGCAGTGGTGGCAACGGGTTTGGGGTGCCCTACCTGTGCCCTACCTTGCATTGAGGTGGGGCAACCCCGTATGGTGCCTTCCATGAAAGAAATCAAAGTCCGGTTTGAGCCTGCAGACCTGGTGGTGCTCGATCAGCAGGCAGCAGCAGCAGGCGTCAGTCGCGCGGAGTTGATCCGCAGCCGGGCGCTTGTTGCAAATTGTCAACACAGCCTCACTGTGACCGGGTATCACCGATTAGTGTCTGACACACTCGCCAATGTGCGCGGGGACATCCCACGCCGCATGGTTGAGCAGCTTGTTGCTTATGTCATCACATGGATCTCATCAACATCTCAGCCAAGCAGCAACCCGTGATCAACCGGTTGCATGACGCCATGGACCACGCGCTTGCGTATGCCGCTGCTATCCGCGACAATGCTCAAGATGATCAGCAACCAATCCCGGCTGAACTGGTCGCGTCCTTTGCAGCCGATTACGACCGGTTGATTGCAATTCTCACCACCGCCGCCACATGAAACTCATCACCACGCAGGCTGACCTCAGCCATGCGCTACGCACCATTGCCCCAGCGATCAGCACCAGCAACAGCCACCCGATCCTGTCCTGCTGTCTCATCGCCGCTGATGCAGGCGTTATGACAGTCACTGGCTTTAACCTGGACCTTGGCATCACGGTGTCTGTCCCGGCAGCCGTGGACACTGCTGGCACCGTGGCGCTGCCGTATCGGCTGCTCGCTGGCCTTGTCAGCCGCATGGACGATGGCGAGCCTGTGACACTGTCAGACGGCGCTGTGAGCGCCTCCAGTGGCTCTTACGGGCTTGCCGTGCAGGATGCAGCGGACTACCCTGACATGCCTGCTGTGGAGGCTCCTAGCGCTGAGTTGGACCTGACCGCTGGTGTGCGTGCCTGCATGGCAGCCGTCAGCACCGACGCCAGTAAGCAGATCCTGCAAGGTATCCACATGGCAGCCGGTTACATGGAAGCCACCGACGGTCACCGCATGATGCGTGTCCCTGTGGCGCTGCCGGACGGCATTGACCTGGTGCTACCAGCCAGCACGATGAAGCTGCTGCAGGATCGCGTCGTCACCATGGCAGCAGCAGCCGGTCAGGCCGTCATCGACGCAGGTGATGGCGTCACCATTTACAGCCGCATCCTTGACGGCAAGTATCCCGACGTCGCAGCGCTGGTGCCCAAGTCCTTTGAGCACACCATCACCCTCGACCGGCATCGCTTTACCCGTTGCCTTGAGCGTGTCGCGCTCATCGCAGAGGCGCATAACTCCGTCGTTAAGCTCACCACTGGCGCAGGTGCTCTGGCCATCACTGCTGAGGCCGATGCCAACAACGGCAAAGAACTGATCACCTACGACGGCACAGCCACTGGTGCTTGGGCGTTCAACGTGCATTACCTGCTTGATGGCCTGAAAGCCATGCGGCACGCGGAAGCTGTTACACTGTCGGCCAATAGTGCAACGACGCCGGTGGTGTTGCGTCCAGCAGAACAGCCTGCTATGACCTACCTCGTCATGCCTGTGCAGGTGAGATCATGACTTCCATCAAAGATCTAAAGTCCGATCACAAAAACGCACGCAAGCGTACAGACCGCTCAGCCAAACTCATTGCTGAGTCGCTGCAGCGTTTTGGTGCCGCACGCAGCATTGTCATTGACGAAGAGAACCGCATCCTTGCTGGCAACGGCACCATCGAAGGTGCCAAAGCAGCAGGCATCAAGAACGTCCGGATCATCGAAACCGATGGCACCGAGATCATCGCTGTCAAGCGCACCGGCTTGACCGAAGACGAAAAAGTTGGTCTTGCACTAGCCGATAACCGCACCAGTGACCTGTCCGATTGGGACAAGGACATGCTCCAGCAGCTAACAGATCAACATGACGTCGCTCCGTGGTTTGATGAAGATGATCTTGCCAAGTTAGGGATTGAATCACCTACATTCGATCCGGCAGAAGATGAAGACCAAGGACAGCTAGACAGGCTTGATAAAAAAGAAATTGACTGCGTTTGCCCCAACTGCGGCCATGAGTTCATCAAGCAAATCTGAGCTCAAGGTTGACTGGGCTTCTCATGAAGCCGCAAAGTTTGCCTGTGAAAACTGGCACTACAGTCAATGCCTGCCAGTTGGCAAACTTGTCAAGGTTGGTGCATGGGAAGATGGCAAGTACATAGGCTGTGTCATTTTTGGCCGTGGCGCTAATCACAACATGCTCAAGCCATTTGGCCTTACCCAAGACCAAGGATGCGAGTTGGTTCGTGTAGCACTTAAGTCGCACAAAACGCCAGTGTCACGTATTTTATCTATAGCTTTCAAGTTTCTCAAGCAAAAATGTCCTGAGTTGCGTCTTATCGTTAGTTATGCTGATGCGGATCAAGATCATCATGGTGGCATTTATCAAGCAACAAATTGGATTTATGATGGCTTGGTCAACCAAGGAACTCGGGCAGCATTTATTATCCACGGTAGAAAAACACATAACAAAAGTGTTCACTCAAAAGGCGTTAAGCAGTCACTTGCTGAAGTAAGAAAACATTTAGACCCTAACGCAACTGAGTTCTTCACTAAAGGCAAGCACCGTTACCTAATGCCATTAGACGCGAAAATGCGTGCTAAGATTGAACCGTTGGCTCAGCCATACCCTAAGCGCGCGAAGCAGGCGACTCCCGAGACCATCGGTGAGGCGGCGGGGCAGCACCGACCCGCGCGCTCCAATTCACTACCCGAGGAAACCTAATGGGCGCCCCTCGTGGTCCTAAACAAGAAACCCTAGAACGTGCTGAACGCTTTGCGCGCATCATCGCTAGCGGCGGGCGGCGTTCAGATTGCATCCGGTACGCACGGGAAAACTGGGGGGTTAAGGATGATGCCTGTGACCTTTATCTGCGCGTTGCACGCGACAAGCTAAAGGCTGATTGGGACATCGAGCGACCGCAGATGGTGGCTGATCTGCTAAGCCAGTGCAGCACTTTGCAAATGGAAGCCAGGCGGGCTGGCCAGTACCACATCGCCCTTGGCGCGATCAATACCGCAGCCAAGCTGGCGCAGCTCTGCTCGTGAGCATCCTTGCAGCAGCGCGTGAAGGTCATGTGTTGCAGCAGCTTAACCACGGCGGTGAAATCAGTGATATACCGGCATTACTAGCCCGCATCCGCAGTGACCTACACCCAGGGCAGCTTGCGTTTGTGGATGATACTGCCACCCAGATTCTTGGTATCAGCGCAGGCTATGGCGCTGGCAAGACCAGAGCGCTGTGCGCCAAAGCCGTCATGCTGGCGGCGGTCAATCAAGGCTTTATTGGCTGCGTGATGGAGCCAACTGGTCCTCTGATCCGCGACATCTGGCAGACGGACTTTGAGGCATTCCTTGAGGTGTACGACATCCCGTACACCTTTCGTGCTAGCCCGCTGCCTGAGTACATGCTGCACCTGCCGGGCGGTGATACAAAAATCCTGTGCCGTAGCTTTGAGAACTGGTCACGCATCATCGGCCTGAACCTTGCCTGGGTGTTGGCGGACGAGATCGACACCGTCACGCCAAGCATTGCCAATAAGGCATTCCCAAAGATTCTTGGCCGACTGCGCTCTGGCAATGTGCGGCAGTTTGGCGCGGCATCAACGCCGGAGGGGTTCCGGTGGATGTGGAACACATTTGGCAGCGACGAGGCTAAGGCCAGGCCCGATCGGCATCTGATCAAGATGCGGACGGCGGACAACCCGCACCTACCGCCGGACTTCATCGAGCGACTGCAGGCCAACTACGACCCAAGCCTGCTGCGCGCATACCTCGACGGTGAGTTCGTCAACCTGACAACTGGGCAGGTGTATGACCGCTTCGACCGGGCCAAGCATGTCACCGCCAGCGTGCCAGACATCAGCCGCGAGCCGGTGCGCATTGGCATTGACTTCAACGTGGGCAACATGTCTGCCGTGATCGCTGTCCGGCTTGGCAGTGGCCTGCTAGTCATCGATGAGATTGCAGGTGCGCATGACACCGACGCCCTGGCGCAAGAGATCCGCAGGCGGCACCCGCAGCAGCAGGTGTACATCTACCCAGACGCCAGTGGCGGCAGCCGCAGCACCAACGCAAGCCAGACCGATATCCAGATCTTGGAGTCCTATGGCATGTCCAACCAGTCACCACGGAGCAACCCTCCCGTCCGTGATCGGGTGGCTGCTGTTCAGGCTTTGCTGGAGAACGGCAAAGGGCAGGTCAGGCTGCAAGTGTCAGAAACTTGCAAGCGAGTGATCGAGTGCCTTGAGCTGCAGTGCTACAGCGACAAGGGGGAACCAGACAAGGACGCGGGCTTTGACCACATGAACGACGCGCTGGGTTATCTGGTGTGGCGTGAGTTCAACCCGCTACACGCTGGCGCTGGCCGAGGCACGGGCGTCAGGCTCTACTAGGGTTGACCACGGCGGCGCTAGGTGGTATCTTGTGCTCACGGCCGCCGAGGCCGACTCTTTACCATTCCAACCATGATCAACAATCGCTTTATCAACACCGTTGCAGCCATCGTGCTGCTGGCAATGGTGTACGTCGCTGGTCAGGACAGCGGCTACAAGGCACACCACAACCACCCCGCGTGCCATCAGAACCTGAAACCTTAGACTGACGGCACTGTTAATGGCGGTGCCGCTGTGTATACCGGCTTCAATTTTTATGACCGGCCGCTTGCGCAGCGCACCGTCTCCAAAGTCAACGACCCCAATACGTCTTGGTACGCCCAAGAGCCGCATTGGATTCTGATTGAAGACCTGCTGCAAGGCACCTACGGGATGCGTAAAAAGCATCGCCGGTATTTGCCGCAGGAGCCACGCGAGCTGGACGAGTCCTATGACAACCGTCTAGCACGTAGCGTCTGCCCGCCGTATTACATCCGTCTTGAGCGGATGCTGGCAGGGATGCTGACCCGTAAGCCGGTGCGGTTGGATGACACCGCCGACATCATCCGCGAACAACTGTTTGACGTAGACCTGCAAGGCAATGACCTCAACGTCTGGACTTATGAAGCAGCGCGCAAGATGGTCCGTTATGGCCACGTTGGTACATTGGTGGATGCACCTGCTGATGGGGGTCGTCCCTATTGGGTGACCTACACGCCACGGCAGATCCTTGGCTGGCGCACCGAAACGCAAGAAGGCAGGCAGATGCTGACCCAGTTGCGGCTGGCCGAGGTGGTCACGGTGCCAGATGGCGACTTTGGCGAAAAGGCAGTTGAACAGATCCGTGTGCTAACGCCTGGTGCATACCGTATCCACCGCAAACAGGATAGCGGTGAGTTCACCGTTGTTGATGAAGGCCCCACCAGCATTAGCGAGATCCCGTTCACAATTGCCTATGCGCAGCGGCATGGCTTTATGGAGTCAAGGCCACCGCTTGAGGACATTGCAGAGTTGAACCTCAAGACTTACCAAGTGCAGTCGGACCTTGACAACCAACTGCATATCAGCGCCGTGCCGATGCTGGCGTTTTATGGGTTTCCGTCGAGCGCTGAAGAAGTATCAGCCGGACCAGGTGAAGCCATTGCATTCCCAGCCGAAGGCCGCGCCGAATACATCGAGCCAGCAGGCCGCAGCTTTGAGGCGCAATTCCGCAGGCTT